GATGATTTGAGCCGACCGTTGCTCGGGGCATTGCGCTCCCGAGACGTGCCGGCCATCAGGCGTCTCCTCTCCGAGTTTGATTCTCCACAGTTGTATGAGAATCCCAACGATTACTATGTAGTCGCCCAGTCCGCTGCTCTTCTCACGAAGGTCCCTTTCCCTTTTGGGGACGGGGATCAAGCGAGACGAGCCCAGGCTGTTGATAAGTTTCTCCTCTCAGAGAAACTCTGCCGTATTTCATCACGGAGGCTTGACTTTTATAGTGCCCATCCGGATCGGGAGGACCCTGTTATGCGAGTTATTTTCTCGCGTGCTAGGGCCCTCATCGATACGGTTCTGGGTTCGGTGGATAATGCTTTTGATCGCATTATGCAACTGAGTCGATTTGGACCTGGAATGACGATGTGCTCCACAGATTCGGCCCGTACCACGCCCTATTATAAGTTGGGCGCTGATTACTGGTCGGTTTCCGCTACCTGCCGTCCTTACGCTGACACAATGGTGCTTCAGAGTCCTGTGTGGACTCTACATCAAGGTGACATCGACTGGTCGGCGGCAACAGTGAGGCTTCCGTGGAGAATCGTTCAAAGCTGCAGAATAGCGTTCGTTCCGAAGGACGAACGTACCTTCCGAACAATAGCAATTGAACCCTTTGGAAATGTTTCGGTCCAATTGGGGGTACATGAGTACCTTACCAAAAGGCTTAAACAGTTCGCCGGAATTGATATTCACTCTCAAGAGTGGAATCAAAAGGCTGCACTTGAAGGATCCAAGAATTGGTTATCCCGAGACACTGTCTCGACGATTGACCTATCTATGGCTTCCGACTGTGTGTCGCCCGGATTAATCCGCCGGTTGGTTCGTCCACAATGGGTCGCGCTTCTCGACGATATCCGATCTCATAATTATGAGCTGGATGGTGTTGAGAGGCCTTTCTCAAAGTGGAGCTCGATGGGTAACGGTTATACCTTTGCCCTCGAGACATTGCTATTCTGGGCTTTGGCCCAGACGTGTGAAGAGTACTGTAAGTCCCAGCAGAAGGCCTTGGCCTACGGTGATGACATCATCGTAAGCCGTCGTTCTTCTCTGTTAGTCTTACAGGTTCTCCGCTACGCAGGTTTCAAGGTTAATTCCTCGAAAACCAATGTAGTGGGTCCGTTCCGCGAAAGTTGCGGAGCTGACTTTCACAGTGGTGTCACCGTCCGACCGTTTTACCAACGGAGTTTTATTCCGAGGGTAACAGATGCGTTCGTAATTCTGAACTCACTGTCCACGGTCTCCAGGCTGGATACTTTTGATGTTTGTCAGAAGGTTCTCCAGGCGATTCCTGATTCGGCTCGTTGTTAC